GAAGCCCATATGACCCAGAAAGGAAGAAAATCAACTTGATACCTTATCGAAAGCTGAGCATTGCGCTCACCGATCTACTGGCCGAAGCCAAGGCTCTGTGTGATTTAAGAACAGAGTTTTGTCGTCTCCCGAACTCTGCTGTGAAAACAGCAGTGCTGGAAGAGATTGATGGATGGTTTAACACGACTGGCAAAGTAACCCAAGTGGAAGAAACACCTAAGTGTCCCGACCCTCAAGATTTGACAGCTGAATTTACACCTCAGGGAGTAGGATCCCACAGCACTTTTGCTGACGGATCAGCTATGGCTGATAGGGTCCCTGACGATGATGATATTCCTTTCTAGATCCCAGTCCAGCGTGGTGCTGGCTATGGGCCCTCTCTTTTCTCTGGTATCTCCCTCGAGACCAAGCGCCTTGCTTATCCTTTAACTAAAAGGAGGTCGCATATGGATTTAATCCAGTGCTCGGATCTACAACGGAGGTTTGTGTGTTATGGACTCCCATCCTCAATGGCATTTGAATTAGCCGGAGAGATTAAGAAATGGGAAGAAAATTCTGGCCCGAAGTGGACAGTAGACCGGCTCAAGTCAATTAAACAAGATTTGGTCCGAATCCGTATCGGTGAGGACCCCACAACCTGGGTTAAAACAAACAGGTATGGGGAGTGGTACGGAGTATGGGGCTTTCTGAGCAGACTAGCACAAAAGGGTTTAAAAACCTTTGAAGTGGCTATTAATTGTCTGATGGTTTATACCACCTTTCTTCCTTCCAAAATAACGGAAGATGATTTTAGAAAGGCTTGTGAAAGCATAGCATCACCACGGAATAGTTATCCGGAAGATGTGAATAGCACAATTGCTACCCACGCCGAATCCATATTCGGTTTACAAAAGTGTGGGAATGCCCAACCCCTGCTCTTTTACCAAGGTAAGGAAGGGACTAAGTCACCCAGGATTTCAGGTGGCTCAGTTGTTCAAAGCGAAGATCTGCAAGTGGAACTCGAGTGGTTATCACATTCACAAGAGAACCTTCAATTCATTAACAAGCATTTCGGAGCATACCGACCTATCCTAGAAGGTTTATCCAACGAAGTATTGACGGAATTCTGCCAAGTTGTGGGAAAACCACCTTCAGAGGTAGCTGGAGGTCGACTCTGTCCTCTAACCAAGGATGGTGGTCTGAAAATACGTTGGATAGCTAATCCTTTCAGAATCCACCAATGGGCTTTACAGCCATTGGGTGACAAGTTGTTTGAATTGCTCACAGGACTGCCCTGGGATTGCACCTTCGATCAAAGTAAGCCTTACAAAGTAGTTCAAGAACACCTTGGAAAAGGCAGAACCGCGTATTGCGTGGATCTGAGCTCAGCAACAGATTATTTTCCGTTAGAGCTGCAGCTTGCGGTTTTGAGGAAGGTTTTACCTCAAGATCTACACCTAATAAATCTTTTCGAGGATTTGTCTAGGAATACAACCTGGACATATGGCAAAGAGAGTGTGCGCTGGTCTAACGGCCAGCCTATGGGTTTGTACCCAAGCTTTCCTAGCTTTGCTCTGACACATGGTCTGCTTCTAGACTACCTCGCGGGAGGAATCCCAAACAGGTTTTATGTTTTAGGTGATGATGTAATAATCCTTCATCGTCCTACATATGAGAAGTATACCCAAATGTTGGATGTTCTTGGGTGTCCGTATAACCCTAGTAAGTCACTGATTTCTAACCAGTTGGCCGAATTTGCTGGAAAGTTTATCCATCCGGCAGGGGTTGTATCAGCGTTTAAATGGCGCGACGTTAACTCCAAAAACTTTATGGACTTAATGAGGACATTTGGTCAAAGCTTCAAGCCGATGTTGCGTCGACGTGAAACAGCCGTTTACAATCGGTTGGCGAGAATTCTTCCGCCTCACGGATGCAATCATTCCACTGGGCCTGGCGACCCATTGGAAAAAGTGATTTCCATAACATTGGACTTTGAATCTAGAATACCAGAGTCCGGTGAGAGAGTTTGTCATACAAGCTTCTTTCATTGGATGGCTCAAAAACTGCAAGCCAACCAACTTGTAAACAGCCTTTTTCCTAAGGTATGTACAGAATGGTTGCAGGATAAGGCCGCTGCCTTCGACGAGAAGGTCAGTGCGGTGTTCCAAAACACTCCTTTCAGAAACTTTCCGGGTGACCGGGGAGTGCTTATGGATACAGTAGCGGAACCCCTTAAGGGGAAGCTACCTACCGTAAGTGTAAAACGAAGGGTGGACCAAACAACGAGTACTTTAGAGTACTATGAACAGCTTTTTCGTTCAGAACCTAAACCAGACCCTTATGGGAAGAACTGGAAGGGCCCACCTAAATGGTGGGTTAAGGAAATGAAGTGCCGTAAGGATCAGGAAACTAAC